CTTCAATCAATGTTGGGTAAAAATGCATATAGTGAGTCAATGAGTGTCTTTACACTTATAAGTGGAATTTTAATTAAAAATAACTTTACGGTAATGCCTCTTCCGGCTTATGTTAACTTCTATAATGTACAAGATGTTTCAGGACTTAACATACCACAAAAAACCCAAGGCTCACTTGAGTTTGCAAATAGTATGTGGGGAACGTACCTGAATGTGGATTACAGAAACTCAGGTCCAAAAATGATTTGTTTTTATGCAGGTAAACCATCACAATATTTGGACTTACCAAAAGGTAATTTCAGATTTAGAGATGATAGTTTTGAAATGAAAAGAGCGTCTGAGAACCCATTAATTGAAGACTTGAAAGATAAAAAAGATTTTGGATTATCAAACAGATGTGTTGGATTTAATGTGGAAATAGGGACAAGAAACCAAAATGTGTTTTATTCATTTTCGGTTTCACAAGATGCGGGAAAGGCGACATCTGAGGCAATCAATGCACAATTGAATATGATTGACCAAGCGTCAGGTAGAAATGTTGCAACTCAAAATGTTAGTTTGTATAATTTATACAAAAATAGAAGTTACACTTGTACAATACAATGTTTGGGTAATGCGTTATTACAACCAACAATGTATTTTAATTTACAACATGTACCAATGTTTAACGGACCATACATGATTACGGATATTTCTCACAATATTACACCGGGTAATTTTGAGACAACTATCACAGGTGTTAGACAAGGTATTTTTGATTTACCGGCAATTGATAGTTTTTTACAAAGTATTAATCAAAATCTTTTAACTAAGATTGAACAAGCGGTTCTTAATAAAAAAGATGCAGCACCCGCAATTGGTGCAACAACAGACCAAAGTAAGGCGGCTAAAATTATACAGGAGGCTAAAAGTACATTACAAGCCCAAAATGCTTGTAAGAACAAACTAAATCCAATATACACAGAACAAGGATGGGATTCATCAGCAGGTGTATTAACACCTTTAGACCCACAAAAAATCAAAGATGCTATAGTAGCTAAAACTTCTGATACATATCTTCAGACAATAATATACACTATATGTTATGTTAGAGTGTATCAAGGTACAAAAGATAAAGGTTCTTTTGCTGGATATGATAATAACTTTGCAACTGTAACATTAGATTTAGATTACGGAAATAACAACACTTATTTCAGTCAAACACCAAGAACATATTCTTGTCTCGACGTTCAATCAGGAACAGCGACAAAAGTAGAGAATATTTTACCTATTGCAAAATTCCAAAACATTAATAAGTTCCTCGATTTCATGATTTCTAAATTAAGTGCAAACGTCCAAAGAATTACACAAATTGGATTACCAAAATATTATGTTTGTTATTGGCCAACAACAAATTTCACAGAAGAATATTATGAAACCAAAAAGGATACTGAGTTTAAAGCTGTTAATGCCAACTTTGAACTAGCTATTAAGTCTGCGGTAAGTTTAGGATTATCTGACTTAACTGGAACATATGAACCACAACCTACACCAACAATTTCTGCAACTATCGGTTCAACTCCAACCGCAACAAGTTCTGTTACACCAACACCAACACCTACTGTGGGTACAATACCACCACCAACACCTACACCAACTCCTTGTGAGCAACCTGTCATTACTTCATTTACACCTACTTTTGGTGGACAAAATACGATTTTGACAATTACAGGTAAGTACCTACAATCAACAACATCAATTGTTATAAACAATGTGACAGTAACTAAAGATATTATTAAATCAAGTGACGGAACTCAACTTACGGTGACCGTACCTAAAAGTCAGTTAACAGCTATACAATCTAATACTATACTTGTAAAAACTCAAAATGGTGATGTAACAAGTACCAATAAGTTTACTTATGACCCAGCATCAACAACAACTAACGCATCAGCGGCACCATTAAATACGACAAACGTAAGTCAACAGACACAAACAGAGATTGCTAAATCTCAAAGTTCTACAAGACAAGATGGACAATCGGGACCTAAAGTTCTAATAGAGTCTATAAATAATGGATTAAAGGGTATGGAATCATTAACTATAACAATTAATCCTGAAAATACTGGTTGGAGATTAAACCCACAAGCAGATTTAAAACTTCAATTAGTAACATTTAAAGCGGGACCAAATAACACTCGACAACAAAGTAAAAGTGATATTAAGAAAACCGCACTACCTGGATATGTTACGGATAATTTACAAGAATTCGAAATTAAAAATCTTGACGTTATTAATATCGCTTTAGATTACTTTACTGAGAAAGAACTAGAAGCGTCGGCATATCTTAGTGGACAAGTTGATGTTATTGCCACTTCATCTAACGGAAACAATCCTCAAACATATTATACCGCGTCATTCGTAATCTATTTTAACACTTAACATACTAACAGTATATTTATAATAAAAAGATTTTTATGGATTTAAAATCAGCATTGAATAATTACCTTGGAAAATCAGTGAGATATTCTGAGGAAGATAACGGAGACGGAAGTAAACAAGTTTGTGACTTGGATACTGGAGACTGTTATACAGTAAGAGAAAGAGATGGTCTAATCGAAAGAGCCGGTCATCAAACAACCGCTAATAGAAAAGTTAGAGTTGAAACAGCTAACGGAATAAAACAACTTTTAAACGGATAACAACATGAGCTTAGATAGAAAAATTATCAGCGAAATTGAAAGATATAGAAATATCAACAAATACATAATGGAGCAAGATGCACCCCCACCCCCACCACCAGCACCGGCTGATGATTTGGGAGCGGTAGCACCACCACCACCTGCAGACCCTGCACTAGCGGCACCACCCCCACCACCAGCAGCACCAGCAACAGCTGAACCAATTGATGTTGCTAATGACCCTGATGTTGAAAAGATTGACGATGAAGGTGAGTCAGAAGAAAACAAAGATGAAGACGAAAGCTCAGAAGAGTTGGATGTAACTGAATTAGTTGATTCTCAAAAAAACATTGAGAAAAAACAAGAAGATTATTTTGAAAACTTGTTTGGACAATTAAATAAGTTAGAATCAAGATTAGGTGAGATGGACCAAATCATGTCTAAATTGAATACTCTTGAAGCTAAGATTGAAAAATACAGAGAAAAGACTCCACAAGAAAAATTAGAGTTAAGGTCGTATGATTCATATCCTTTCAACCAAAAACTATCTGATTTCTTTGACGATAAGAAAGAAGAAATGGAGTTAACAGGTAAGAAAGATTATGTGTTAACATCAGACGAAGTAACTGACATTAATGCAAATGATATTAAAAAATCATTTCAACCAACAGAGGACGATTTAATGTAATACAGAAAAGAAATATTGAGAAGGTCATCGAAAGATGACCTTTTTTTATTTGACATAGAACCTATTTATACCTATATTTAATAAACAATTTAATAATTTTAATCAAAAAAACATGAGTAACGTATTAGACGCCGTATTGGCACAGTATGAGAAATCACAGAATTCATCGGGCGGGGCCCAAAGTAAAATGTCGCAAGACGAAAGAATGAAAAAGTATTTCGCTTTAATCCTTGGTGATAAAGAGAAATCAGGACAAAGAAGAGTAAGAATCCTTCCTACTCAAGACGGTTCTTCACCGTTTAAAGAAGCTTGGTACCACGAAATTCAAGTTGGTGGTCAATGGCAGAAGTTCTATGACCCAGGAAAGAATGACAACGAACGTTCACCTTTAAACGAGGTTTACGAAGAGTTGATGTCTACGGGTAAAGAATCAGATAAAGAATTGGCGAAACAATATAAGTCTCGTAAGTTCTATATCGTTAAGGTAATCGACAGAGACCGTGAAGAAGACGGTCCAAAGTTCTGGAGATTCAAACACAATTACAAGAACGATGGTATCTTGGATAAAATCATCCCTATTTGGAGAAACAAAGGTGATATCACTGACCCTACAACAGGACGTGATTTAATCATCGAGTTAACAAAATCAAAAACACCGGCAGGTAAAGAGTACACAAGTGTATCTACAATTATGTATGAAGACCAAGCTCCTGTTCACGCAGAAAAAGAGCAAGCAAATGCTTGGATTAACGATGAGTTAACTTGGTTGGATGTATATTCTAAAAAACCTGTTGAATACCTTGAGGCGATTGCAAGAGGTGAGACACCAAAATGGGATACTGAAAAAGGTGGATACGTTTACGGTGATGCAACGGTTGCTGAAGAAACTTTTGGTGGTAGCAAAAAGGCGGCACCTGCAAAGGCTGTTGACCCTCAAGCTGAAGCTGAGGCTGATTCAGATTTACCATTCTAATTTATACGGGTGGAGGTAATACTCCACCCTTTTTAATTTATCATATGACATTTAGAGAAGAAATCGAATTACAATTAAGGGATAATAAAACAATATCTTATGAAATATTAAGTCAATTAAAAAACAAAGGTTATTTTTCAGGTAGACCTAAACAAATTGGCGATACAGTTTTATTTGGGATGTTAAAGGAAGAAAGCGAAGATGGACAATCAACTCTTAATCTAATTACCTTTCACGAAGAAGAGATAGGTACTTTGTATGAAGAAGATAGTATGTTTTATCGACCAAACAAAGTAAATAAATTACCAAGTATTAAAAGAATAGAAAATGGCGGGAATTAAGAAAAAAGAAAGTGGAGGATTTAAAGATAAGTTCTCAACCAAAACAAAATATAAAGAAACTAACTACTATTTTTGTGGGGAGGCTTTCTTAAGTGCTAGTGGATTACCAGGTCCTGTTATGGGAGGTATCAATATGTTCTTGGGACATAGTAATAGTTCCAAAACAACTGCCATGATATTAGCTGCGGCTGATGCTCAAAAGAAAGGACACTTACCTGTCTTTATCATTACTGAAAAGAAATGGAGTTGGGAACATGCTGTTGAATTGGGATTGGATGCCAAGAAGAATTCTGACGGTGAGTGGGACGGTGACTTTATCTTTAATGATGGATTCGATTATATCGAACAAGTTACTGACTTCATCAACGAAGTATTGGATGCTCAAGAGAAGGGTGAGATTCAACAATCAATCTTATTCCTTTGGGATTCGGTAGGTTCAATTCCTTGTAAGATGACCTTCGATGGTAAGGGTGGTAAACAACATAATGCCGCCACACTTGCTGATAAAATTGGTATGGGAGTTCACTCAAGAATTTCTAAATCAAAGAAAGAAGATTATGCTTACTACAATACTTTAGTGGTTGTAAACCAACCTTGGGTTGCTCTTCCTGACAATCCGTTTGGACAACCAACAATTAAAGCAAAAGGTGGAGAAGCTTTATGGTTAG